CTTTCTTTCCCGCTTGTTTCAAAGCTCGAAGCATTGCCAAATGTTCTTCTCTTTCAGGACGATGAAATACGATTATATCGGCATCCACCAATGCCTTTGCTTTCTGTTCGGGTGATATTCGCTGTAAGCTCATAGTAGTTCGGTCGCCATCCCAGCCATTCTCTTGCAAAGGGAAAAGACATCTTATGTTAAAACAGCCTTCGAGCCCGTTATTTGTAAAATAAACCTTCATTTTTTTATTTGGTTATAGTTAGTAATTTTCCATCCGTAACTATCGGTCTTTTTATGACACTCAAAACAAAGAGTTACTCCATTATCAATAGCAAATCTTAATTCAGGAAATAGTGCGAATGGTTTGATGTGATGAGCATTTAATACTACCGCCTTCCCATTACCATTTCTTGCACCACACTCTTGACAGGTGTAATTGTCTTGTTTGAAAACTGAAATTGTCCATAATCTTCCCTGTGCAGAATTTCTTATAAGTATATTCTCGGGAGAAATTCCTCCTTTCCAATTTGGATTTAATTCACCTTTTTTTGATTCTGCTATTTTTTTTCTAATTTCTGGTCGGCTAGAGGGATTGTTAATACCAATAGCATAAGGTCTTTTTGTGCCAAGTGTAGATGAAGGAATTTTTAATCTTATCCTCGTTTCAGATATTTTTCTTTTATGTTCTTCTGTAAGTTTTTTGCCTCTGTGAGCTAAACTTATTTTTAGCCTTGTTTTTTCAGTTATTATTCTGTTTGCATTTGCTATCCCAATCTTTTCTCCATGTTCTTTTGTTCTTTTGTATATTCCTGATGGCATATATATATTATAACATTTTATCTAACGCTTCAGATATTTTTTTAGTTATTAATGCTTCTATTTTATCTTCAATCAACTTTTCTATTTTTTCATCTATTTTGCTTGTTTTAGTCGCCGTTTCTTCTGTCTTCGTAACTGTTTCCATAATTACTGGCGGTATTATTGGCGGAACATACTCTGGCTCTACTGGTTTGATTATTTCTCTGGTCTTGGCGTTGATAATGTTTCCCTGCGGGTCAATTCTGACACTCTCTCTTTTTATATTTGGTGCTATAAGTACTCCTCCCATAAAATTGTTTCCTAATTTAGTGATGTTCCGCAATTAGGTGTGGACACCACTAAACAATTTAATTAAATTGATAATTTAAGCGGCGGTCAAAATTTCCACCCCTGCATTGTCCCTATTTTCTACAACCCCGTAGAGCAAGTCTGCGGTAGTTACAGTTGAAAGATAATCAGGAATATAGTTTGACTGCACGCGAACTCCGTATCTGCCTGTCATGCTTGAACCCATGCTTCCGCCAGTACCTAATGGAGAGGTTGCAAAGTGCAAAGCATCTCTATGAGCCAGCGCGTTGTATCGTCCAGCCGTTCCCGAAACATACTGAATGTTGTTGGAAACGTATACCGGAATACCATACAGGCTCGCTCTTGGCGTTTTCGCTGTCGGGTCATTCACAGGTGAATTTACCGCTAGAGAAAACTTATCAATGTTTTGGATTTGCTTCCAAAATACCGAAGGCGAAAGGAAGAAAGCTACATCCGAAGATGTATCCACTCCTACTGATTCCAAAGCGGATATCGCCGCACGAATATCACTATCGGCTAGATTGGTAGTTGAAGCACCGACCACAGTGGCAAATCCACTGAAAAGCGATGCGAGAGCAACTTCCAATTTCTTAGCCATCGTATATCCTGAACTCTGCGCGTATCTTTCTTGCAGATAGTAGGAATGTTTGACTTGAGCCGCTTCGCGGTCTTCGATGGCGAAGCTAACTTCGTACCACTGGTCTACTGTCAAAGTAACCTTAGTGTCCGTAGGGGCATTTAAAGTTACTGCCGTAGCCACAGTTTTGGCGCTTGCGGAAAATTCCGTTAAGTTTGGAGTATAGAGCGCTGAACCTCCACCTGCCAATTCCGATGAGCGGTCTGTAAAAAAGTCCGCTATCATTAATTTTAGTTTGAAGAATTCATTGATGCGTTCGCCCCAAAGGAGAGGAATGTTTACGGCAAGAGTCGTACCAGTCATTGTCGTTGTTGGAAATGCCATATTCTTTAACTAACATATTATGTTTTTTATGCTAGTTTATACACCCATAACTTTCTTAAAAACTTTTTCATGCTCCTCGCGAGTCATATCGGGTTTGATTAAGGCTTCGTTCTCCGACTCGCCTGAACCTTTTGAAGCTCCGAGTTTGGCTTTCTCTTTCCGTTCATTATCCTTGAAATCTTTTTGGTAAGAGAGAAAGAGAGAGTCCTTGATAGCTTCCGTCAAAGGAATACCTTTACCTTTCGCTATTATTTTTGCTTGCTCGATTTCTTCATCTGATAATCCGCGAGCAATCAATTTAAGTTCGTCTGAAAGTTGTGAGTTATTGTTAAGTTGAGATTGAGCTTGGTCTGATTTCAATTTCTTGACTTCAGCTTCAGCCTTTTTTCTTGCAATGTTGATTTCAAGATTAGCTTTACGCTGTTTCTCCAATTCAACTTTCAAGATTTCAGTGTCCTCTTGAGTTTCTTCGACCTTAGTGTCCTCATCACTGTTTTCGTTGCTCTCGGTAGCTCCCTCAACCTCTGTGTTTGTGTCCACAGCGACATCATTGCCTTCTTCAGACATAGACATTTTGTCGGTTCATGCCTCGCGACTGGCTTAGATGGTTCATGCAGAGCCATTATGCGGTTTATAATTTTGATGATGAGTTTAATGTCATACTCAGGACAAGAATTTTATTTTCTACACCTTCCACCAAAAGTTTCAGTTGATTTGTGGCATTCTCTACATAGAGTTCTGCCATTATTCACATCAAATCTTAGTTCTGGGAAATATGCGAATGGTTTGATGTGGTCTGCCTCTATATTCTTTTTAGAACCACACCATACACAAGTGAAGTTATCTCTTGTAAAAACCGCTATTCTCCATAATGCATATTCAGCAGTTTTTCTTATTCTATTTTCAAGTTTCGTTATACCCCCTTTCCAATTCCAGTGATTTTCTCCCAACTTTGCTAATCTCTGTTTTTCCTTTGCTTCTTCAGGTAGTTTCTTACCTCTCCAAAAACTATTCTTTCTATTTCCTTCTTTTATCTTGGCTATGGTTTCTTGTGTATGTTTCTTGCCTGTCCAATATGCGTAATACTTATGCCCTTTCTGAAATCTTCCTTTGTTGTTTTCGTATTTACTCATAATGACTTCATTGGTCAAGCTACTTCATGCGACCTCCTGTCGCTTTGCTCCAATAACTCTGTTTCTTTTTTGCTTTTTTCTTTCTTGCCATTATTTTTTCTTTTTCTTTGGTAATTTGCGACCTTTGCTTGCCCTATCCCATTCCGAAACATTCACTCCCTGTGCCTCTAACTCTTTTCTGTGAGCATGGAAGTAAGCGGCTTGAGCTTTAGATTGATAGGGCATTTTAACGGGCTTCATTGATTATTTCTTTCTCCTTGACCTTGGGAGAAAATAATACTTCCAGGTGGTCGAACGCTTTATCAATCACTTCTTTAGCGTCCGCCACCGCGTAAGGTTCTTCCCGCGCCATCAACATTCTTACCGCCTCCTCTTTTAAGAAATCTGTCAAGTATGCCTTGACATCATTTCTCATTGCTTCATTCAAATAAAAATCTTTTAATGAATTCATAATAATGCCGCCGCTGATTGAGTTGATAATCCTGTCTTACTTACTTTTATATTCAGAGCATTTTGTTTAGATTGACCGATAGAACCCGCGTAGCTATTAGCGGCATCCTGTCCTATTTTTCCGGTAGTTCCAGCTAAAACATTCAAGGCTTCTTGTTTTGAGAGTCCGACAGTTCCCGCTTTGGCATTTAAGTAATCTTGAGTTATTTTTTGTAGAGTAGCCATACTATGCTGTTTGTGGTTGTTTAGCTGTTAATGACATCGGACTTGGAATTGGTTTTGTATTGGTTTGCATCATTTGATTCTGCTCCATTGTTTCCGCGTCCTTCTTGGCTTTCTCGTTTATAGCGCTGGTTATATTTATCGGACTGATTCCAGCGCCAGAAAGCTCTATAATCCTCGTAAGCAACTGTGAAGCCACAGGGTCTTGAGAAAGATTTGGATTGGAAGCGTAAGTAATTAAGATATTGTTTAAGGATTCCAGTGTCGCCGCTTTATTTCTCTGTTCGCCTGTAATGTTTACAGTAACTTTAGCTTTTAAGTTCTTGTAAAAACCTTTCGGTATCTGAATAAACCTCTGCGCCTTAGTCTGTTTGATAAATTCGTCATAATTCTCTATCCAGCCGTCATATTGTTCTTGTGTTACCATTTTGCCCGCCAGTATTTCTTCTATGGCTCTCTGATTAGCTTCTTTAGCGGTGAATTTATTGTCTATTTCTTTAAGTTCTTCGGGTGAAAAATCATAAGCGAGGATATGCTCTTGATTCAACTTGGAAGACAGATACGGCATAACCCAATCTTCTATGATTTCAGTTATGAAAATGCCAAATTCCTGCTGTAAAGTCTTAAACACGCTGTTTGATTGCTGTAAAACTGTCGCTTGCAGTCTAAATGGCGTGCCAGAGGGCGGTGTTTCACCCCTTTGCGCCGCGTAAGCCGATGTGGTCTTTTCCAGTTGGTCATACCATTGAGTGATAAGAAGCCCATATTGGTTAAGCCCGCCACTGGGCAATAAATTAAGAGCTTCTATCGGCTTGCCATCCTCGTGTTCTAGGATAGTTCCGTCATCTGTTTCAGTTAAAAGATTTCTGCCTTTGAGTTTCTTGGAAGCGGATTGCCCGACAACTTTAGTGGTGTATTCCATAGCTCTAGCCTGCTTTAGCACCGCATCGTTCGTCCACACTTGGGCTTCTTCCCCTTCTTCCATTACGCCCACCCCAAACGAACGCCCAGCTTTAGGTTTACGAGCCAGATATTTATACACTTTTTCAGTATCATCTTCGCAATAAAGCATTACGCATCCGTCCACAAAGTTTTCCTTTCCGCTATCGGTTGGAGTGCCTGCCACATAATAGAGCTGGTAGGAGTATTCTTTCTCATCCTTGTCTTTGTATTTCTCCCCCATTGCATCCTTGTAAGTTGCTTTGCTAAACTCTCCCCTTATTTCAAAAATAGGTATTCTCTTGCTGGAACCTTTGCCTTTTAGTTTCTCCAAAACCAAATCCACATCCCTCCATTCTGTCATCTTGGATATTTCATTGGCGGTCATCCAGTGCGTTTCCACTATCGCTCCCTGAATGATGTTCACTTGGTCAGTGAGAGTATTTTTCCATTCTGGCAACTCCAGCGCAAGCTCCTTGTCTTTCATTACCTTTTTAACAAGCAAAGAACCATAGCGAGTGTGCATATCCCGCATATCGTTCAGAGTCCTGGCAAAGTTAGTTTCTTTCATCCAAACATATATATCTTTGGAAAGAAGCCAGCTCTCTAGGTAATGATTAGCATCATCGGAGGTTATTTGTATATCTTTAGTATCAATATCCTTAGCGGAATTTTCCACATCGCAGATTGCGTTCAGTATTTGGAAAAAAGGTTTCTCCCTGCCTAGCTCGTCTTTCTGTCCGTTAAGATATTTTGAATTGTTATAAAATTCTATCGTTCTGACTCGCTCTCTTTGAGAAAACTTAAGACCAGAAACTAAATCAATAGTTTTTTCATAGTTAGTCCGTATTAACTCTAATTCTTGTTTGATGGATAGCAAAGTAATTGTTGTTACTTGCCCCAGTTCTCCTGCGGACGATTATAATAGTTAATGATACAATTTTTTTAATTGCAAGTCAAAGTGGATTTTCTGTTCACGCTTAATAATATAATAGTCAGGTTTTCCGTTTGCGTCTTTTTGAATGGTAATAGTTTCAAAAGGTTTTGCCTCTCTTAAGAATAAAATTATTTCTTTTTCATTTTCTGTCAATTCCATTATCGCGAGCTTTTATTTTGATGACGCTGTTTAGCTTCTTGACGTTCCAGTCTTTCTATGGGGTCTAAATCTTCAAATGGCGGTCTGTTATCTTTGAAATAGACATCTTTGATTATCGCAAATTCTTCTGGGTCGTATAATGTTGGTCTTTTATTTTCCATTATCGTGTTTGGGGCTGTAAGTTTCTTAATCTACTCATAAGTCTATCAGCTTTTTCTTCTTCCATACCTCTAACTCCATTATTGACCATCGTAAGCAATACATATCTTATCCCCGCCATAGAGTGATTAGCTGATTTTGGGTCTTCCATATTCAAGATTTTACCATTTTTATCCACGAACCATAAATAATTTCTATATTCCTTTAGAGTATTAGCCGACCTTCTGGTAATTGATATTCTTTGATTCTGAACTATCCCAATGCTCCATTTCACAAATGTTTCTGTTTTAGATTCTCCTCTTTGTTTTGATACTCCTACGATATTAACTCCAAAACTTCTTATCTCATCAATACTCTTTGGCTCTGCCGAATCGGCTATGACTAAAGTCTGCGATGTATCTAAACTTAATAAGAAATCTGCTAGTGGTTTATTCAACATTCCTCTCTGATAAAGCTGTTCGTCTACGATATATCCTCCATTATATTCGTAAACATCGCCAATAGAGCTAGGGTCATTAGTGTAGCCAAAATCAAGCCACCTTGCTATCAATCTTGCCTCGTGCGGTATCTCATCAATTATATTCCAGTCCTTATATATTCTGGTTGTAATAACTCCAAGCTTCCCCTCGCCATAAACTGTCCACCATTCTTTATTGTGCCGGTGAGTTAGTATTTCATTCTTGGATATTTCATCTAATGCTTCGTTATCCAAAAAGGTGAGTATTATAAAATCAATATCTTCTCTCTTGCCCTGCATTTCCGTGTAATACCAAAATTCTTCTGATGGATTCCAGTCCATCCAAACTATCTTTCTAGTTCTAGTAATGAGCTGGTCGGCTATAATATAGGGAATGTTATTTGCTTCATTCAAGAAAAGAATATCCCTTCTGGGACCATGAGCTTTTCCGAATTTATCAAAAGAGATGAATTCTATAAAAGATTTTGTGTGAAAAGTATAGATATGTTTCGTCTCATTCCAAAGATTATCATCCCAGTAGCCATTAGCTTTCATTATATTTTGGAAATCTCTAATTGCTCCCAGCAATAAATGTGGGACGGATTCCGCGACCACAGTACATATTTGATTATCTGCGCTTTGGCAATAATCAATAAGCCATATAAGTATAGATACTGTTTTTGAAGCCGATGTTCCTCCTGAAACTGCTCTAATCCTCTTTTTCAGTTGAAATATCTTCTTTGTTGCCGTTGTGTCTTGATAAGCCCCCATAAATAGGTATTTGAATTTCTCCCGAATGTTCTACGAAATTTTTAGCTTGCCCATATATTCTATCGTGTATGTCTTTGTAAAAAGAATAGTTGCCGTCTTTGGCTTGCTTGAACGCCACTTTAAGTAAAAGTTTTCTGGCTTCGCTCCTCGTCATTTTATTCTCCTTTGCGATTTCATCTACCGCCTCGTCAAAGTCAGTTTCAAAGTTTTTTGTGCCAGCAATCCTACCGCCTATTTTCGGATGTCCTTTCTTAAATTTGCTATTTTCATCAAACAATTCGTCTTTAGACACCACCTTTTCACTACTTCGTGATAGAGTTCTTTCTGATAGTAATTCCATTAAATCATTATGCCACTATATCCATTCTATTTCAATGCCATTTTTCTTCCGTAAATTTATTTCAAAAGAATGGTTTTACAGGATTACCAAAAACCTACTAGATTAAACACGAGCGACAAGCAGTCCACATTCAGTTGGAATGACGATAGGTTCATACTTCTGCATAAGAAGCAGAAAATCTTTACATTCTCTTTTCCTATCAATCACATTATCTGCCAAGAGTAAACAGTTGTTGTCAAGCAAATCATACATCTGAAGCAATTTGAATTGTTCAAAATATCCATCCTTGTTGGCATCAAAGAAAACTAACTGATACTTGCCTGCCAACAGTGGAATGACTTGCATTGCATCCCCTTTGTGCACAGTAGCTGAAATGCCAGCTTCATTTAAATTGTCTTGCGCTTTTTTTGCTGTTTCTTCATCCCATTCAATCGTGTCCAGAGTGCCTTTGAGATGCGTGCCCAGATAGCAAGCGGACAATCCATACGCTGTGCCGATTTCCAGTATCTTGTCGGGGTTGCGAGCCATCACGAACGATTGCAGAAGCGAACCAGTGTCCCTTCTGATTGGATTCCTCCAGCCATGCCTGCCTTTCCCATCATAGCTCGCTCCTTGCTTTGGCATTTCTTCCAAACGGGCGATTACTTGTCGCGCTCTTTTATTCATTTGAACCTCCTTGATTATTATACACTTTTGTCATTTAGGATATTTCTTATTTATTTCCTCTGATAATTCTGCTAATTGTTCTGGAGAAATCCAAGCAGTCCCCTTAAATTTGACAATATATTCATTCTCTATTCTCATGCGGTCTTGTCCGTGTATTATTTCTCGGTTAAGACTATGCACTGGTAAATCTGGTATAAACTCTGTGTACTTAAAACCATCTAACCACTTTGTCTCTAACATTATTGCAGTAGTCTTGTCGTGAACTCTCGGGAGATTGGGCAATTCTTTAGTTACAAATTTACCCATGTAATGAAAATTGCCTCTGGTCAAGACTACATTTCCTTCTATGGCGAAAAGTTTATCAAAGAGCGAGATGTCTTTTATTAAAGTTGTATCCATTATGTGAACAAACTCATCAAAATATTCTTTTCCTCGCTCTATCACCGCAAGCTCCCAACCATTCCATTTATTTACTACCACTCTCACACTTGAGCAAAATTCATATCCCCAAAGAACGTTTTCCTCATTGACAGGCAAATAAAAATTTGGGTCTTTAAGTTTAAGAGTCGGAACATAACCCCCATTACTTACAACAAGTATACGATATTTTGTCCCTTTAATTGATTCTATTAAAGGTTGTAAGAAATCTTTTGTGTATTCACTTGTGCCGATGACTATTCCTCTTTTCATAGCATTTGTATGCTTACAGGCAAGCCAATTCTTTCAATCGTTTTATACTCATCGTATTCCGTTACTTTAGCGGAAGCATCGCTAAAATCTTTTCTGATAGCGAATATGCCTCCGTGGGTGGTAAGTTTTCTATCAAAAAAAATCTCGTGCGTGTCTTTTAGCGCCTCTCTGATTATCTCTCTATCCACATCTCCATGCCATTCTCCCCTTATGTGCTTTATTTTATCCATATACGGCTTGAACGCTCGGAGTATCTGCCCTTCCATTCCTTCGGTGTCCAGTTTTATTAAATCAATTCGCGGAAATTCGTATCTGTCCATTATGTCCTTTAGAGTAGACGCTTTGACTTTTATCTCTCCTATCTTCTTGCTTCCCATTGGAGCGAATAAATCCCATCTGAAGTTTCCATCTACATGATGATTGCCTTGCCATTTGCAGATATTAAATGTTACTTCTTTTCTGTCATCTCCGATGATTGCTTCTTCCACGTAAATCAATTTATCCTCTGTGTTTAATTTGGTGTATTTCATCAGTTCTGGTTCTGGCTCGCAGACAAGAATCTTAGCGTTCGGAAAGAACTTTTGAAATTGCACGGAAGCCGAACCGATATTCGCTCCGAGGTCTGCAATGTATTCAATATCTTTATCCAAACTATATAGTTCTTCTATGCGATATTCGTCTTCAAAAATTACACTTTGCTCGTGTGCCGTAGCACATAATTCTAATTCAGGAGAAAATATCAATGTCATAATGTTTTATTTATAAGAATTAAAAATCTTATTATTGTGTTCTTTATCGTATTTACTGTGACACTTTTTGCATAATCCAATATAATCATCTAATACTCTACGATATTTGTGGTCAATGTTAGCCCAGTCTATACTCCAAAATCTTTTAAGCATTATTCCTTTTTTGCCACAGTGCTCACAGAACTTTGGATTTCCCTTACGTCTTAAAACCCAACAGTGCAAAGCATGATATCCCACTTCATCACCTTTCCAAGAAGAATGTTTGTCATCAATTCTTTCCGACATTATTTTTTTCCAATTCTTGGATTTTTCTTGTCCTTTCTTAAACTCAACTCCATTATGCTCTCCTTGCTGAAAATAATTTGGCTTTGATAAATCCCCAAAAAATTTATGACCTTTCTGAAAACCTCTTTTAATGCCTTTTTTGTACTGTTTCACTAAACTTTGTGATATTCTTTCCCGCCATTCTTTATTTTTTAACGGGTCTTTTGGTGCTGGCATATTTATTTTTACCCTTACATTGTCGCCAACTTGACAGAAAGCGACAATGTAAGGGTGTCAAGTTAATTTATAATGATTATATTATATCACTTTTTCACTTATGTGAAACATATTTTTTTGCTAATTGTTCCATTAAATAATAACTCTTAAAAAGATTTTGATTTTCTTTTAATTCTTTGTCTAATTCTTCTTGCGTGAAAGTGTGCTCCGCTTTTTCCGCCCATATAAAATTAAATTTATCTAAAGTCATTTTGTTATTTCACGATAAAATTCTAAATGTGTATCTCCGCTTGCAGTCAAATAATTTCTTTGGGTGTGATAACTATAGTGCACAACCAAGGCGTCTCCACAAAAGAAATTTGGTCTCTCTAGTTGCATGGGTATTTCATAGGCGAGCTGGGGTTCTTCTATATATCCAGGTCGCAGTTTATCCTTTCCCCACCAAGCGATAGAACAAATGGAAAATCTTTGGAACTCATAAAGAATTTTACTGGGAAGATAATACGCGCTTAATGTTCCTTCAAGATAGCGCTTCTTAAAAGTAGAATGGATTAAATCTACCAATCTGCCATCGGTATAATTGAAAGCGTCTAAATAGGCATAATCGGGGTCGCTGACAGTGTATCTTTTGACCTTGCCCGCTTCTTCAGAGAGCGCTCCGTTCTCTTGATGCCACGAAGTCATTAGCGTTGAATTGATGGTGTTCGGAACTATTAAGAAAGCATTGGCATTTTCTATTCTCGCTTTGCATATTTTTTCAATCGCATCGTCCGCGCACCACACTATATCATCGTCAAATCTTATATAAATTGTATCATCATCGTGCGTATTCACAAAGAATTTATGAGTCTGCAAAGCGTTGTATGTTTCCCATGTCGGAGTAATCGGTTCGCCCAGTCTGTAAATCTTTACCTTTGGGTTTTCTTTTTCCATGCTTTCAAGATAGGCGATGTCATTAGCATCTACTGTGTTTAACCAAAGTTGCCACTCATCTACTACGCCTTCATTTATTTTTCTGTAAATAAAATTCTTAAAAATAGAGAGATATTTTTCACGCCCTGCGGGAGTTACCACAACTACTTTATATTTTTGTTCTGGGTAGATTATCATTTTGTTAATGCGTACCACGCTAAAGTTTTTCTGCGAAATTCGGTAAACCATGGGTCGCCATTGTAATTTTCTGGGTCTTGCCAAAATAACTCATTATGGCGTAGTCCCACTGCCTCTTTTTCCATAGAAATAAAGACATTGCTTGCTCGCAAATGTTGAACTTTAGCGTAACCCGATACTATCGCCCAATTAAGTTCAGCAAACTTTTTAATTACCATTATGCCCATCCAAATATCGTCTGCCCTCTCGCATCCCTTAAATTGACCTACTGGCGCGAAATAAATATATGGCAATGCTTCTCTCTTAAAAGCTAAATTCATCCCGCAAATAGGCGCAAAAATCCCTTTTGGAATTACTATTTTTGGAAAAGTCGCCTCTACATCTTCTTTTAATAATTGCGATGGCGCGTCCCAATCGTAATTGCCCTCCCACACGCCATGCGAGAGCTTTACTGGCGCTTCTTTTCTAACTCCATAAGGAAAGCCCCGAAAATACTCCGAACCCGTTGAAATCCAAGAAATAGGCACATGCCTATTCAGTGCGTCTATGTGGTCTTGTATCGGGTCGCCTATTGGAGAAGTATCAGTGTCAAAGGTTAAAATATATTCCACATCTGGCAAATTTTGCGCTATAAAAAGAAATCCTAACTGGCGAACTCCAGCGCAATGATTAGAAATTAACTCGCCTGCCTGCGCAGGCAGGCTTTTTAAGTCAATCCTTTTCCCCTCATATTCTATAAAAGGAATATCCTCGCTATCATTAACTAGAATAAACTCCACATTGTGCTTTTTAAATAACTCTTTCCAGTTACTCACGAATAAATCTGTGAGTTCCTGCTTATGGGAGGGAACTACGCAAGCTATGGTTTTACTCATATTGTTCTTTATACCAATTAACCGTAGTTTCTAAACTTTCCTCAAAAGATATTGGGTAGCTGAATCCATAATCTTTTAGTTTTTGTCCGTCTAAGGCATAGCGAACATCGTGTCCAGGGCGACTACTATGCGCGTCAGTAATTTCATATTTTAATTCCTTTCCGAGTATTTTGGCTATCTTTTTAGCCAAAGCTAAATTATCCAACTCAACTTCGCCTACTACGTTAAATCGTTCTGGTCTGTCTATTTCGGGATAAGGTTTAGGTATGACATTTTGAATCATAAATAAAATAGCGGAGGCGATATTTCTGGCGTGTAAATAAAATCTTGTTCCAGCTTCTTGTTTATCAGGATAGCCGTGTATGCTTACTGTTTCGCCTTTCATAATTTTATCTATACATAACGGCACAAACTTTTCTTTATTTTGATATTGACCATAAACATTCATCGTATTGGTTATAATTACTGGAACTCCATAGGTTCTCCAGTAAGAGATAGCCAATGCTTCCTGTGCCGTTTTAGAAGCTGAATATGGATTAGAGGGCTTGATAGCATCCCATTCTTTATGGTATTCGCCTTTCTTAGCTTGTCCATAAACTTCATCGGTTGAGAATTGGATAAATAATTCAGGTTTTACTATTCGGGCGAACTCCAACATATTCAAAGCTATACCTACATTATTTTTTACAAAGGACACAGGGTCTACGATACTTCTATCT